TGCTGGAGTGGAATTAGTCTTCAGTGGAAACGAGCTTAACTATGAGATCTTAATGGGCAGAATGTGGGATATCCAAGGAGCGCATTGTAGAGGGCAGAACCGAGATTCTCTAGCGCTTTGTTTTATAGGAAATTTCGATCATATAGCGCCAGTAGATGATCAGCTGAAAGCTGGAGCTAAAATTGTCTCTCTTTGGCTTGCGCTCTATAACCTCACGATAGGAGATATTCATCTCCACCGCGAATATGATCCAAATAAAAGTTGCCCAGGGGAAAAATTTTCACTCAGGCATTTTAAATCTTTCGTCTTTTAATCTACAAAAGGAGGCTTTCTATGGCTGAGAAAAACGAAGAAAGGAACAGGAGGCTCAAGCTAGGCGCAATAGCTTTAGTGCTTATAGTGCTGGCTTATGCGCTGGCAAAAATCACTAATGATCTTTCAGGTGATTGGTGGAGATTCTCACTTCTCACTGTAGGGATAATCGGCTGGACTGAAGGCTGCATCACCTTAACTGATATCTTCGGTTTGAAAGAGAAGCTCTGGACTAGGAAGCTAACATGATCAAGGGGATCCCCTGGAATGTTATCGGACCAGCTCTCTCTGCAGTAGTCGTCATATTGATAATAGTTTTTGGATTCGTATATAAATTAAAGAAGCTAGAAAAGCCTTCTGGATCTCTCCCTAAGGATATTAATTCGACAGGAAAGAAGACTCTTTGCTTCATTCATCATGGGGATATCGCTTCAAATAAAACAGCGATTGAAATGATAGGGGATCAGATTAAAATAACAAATGAAAATAACCGCGAAGACCATGATAAGATCGAATTGAAGATAGATAAGCTAGGAGATAAGATAATTCAAGCTATAGATGAGAATAGTATCAGAGACTAGCTCTCAGAGGGGGGAGTCTAATGGGATACTACTCGCCAGCTGCAGATCACAGCTTAGAACGCCTCTAATGAGGATTTATTTCAGATGGAAATAATCAGCGTAAATCTCTCCTCTGTAGAAGTCTGGAACAAGAATCTACAGACCCGGGCAACTAAAACTAAAGACTATGAGAGGACTAAGAAGCAAGTCTTAGAGCTGGGGATCTATAAGCCAGCTATAGCTTACCCGGAGAATGGAAGGTATTATATCCTGGGTGGGAGGACTCGCTACTTTGTGCTTAAAGATCTCAAGCATAAAAAGATAGATCTCTCTATAGTGCATCCTAAGACTGAAGCTGAAAAGTGGAAGTATGCCCTTTCTGATAACGACAATTCTGGGATCTGGATAGAAGAGAAAATAGCAGAAGAGATCTTCGCGCTTCAAGGTGAAATAGAGCTGGAAGATTATAAGATAGATCTCCATGAGCCAGTAAGTTTAAAAGAGCTTCTAGGTAGCTTTGGACAAGGGGAAGAAAAACGCTCCGGAGAGAAAGAAGAGCTAGAAAGGACTTGCCCTAAGTGTGGCTTTAAATGGCTAGAGTAGGGATCTTAGTTTTCTCTAAAATGGTGAAGTGTAGATCTTCCCGGAAGAATCTTTTTTTCGATAGCTTCAAATATCTAGGGATCAATGCAGTCATAAAAGAAATCGATCGTAAAAAGCATTCTGTGAAATTTATCTCGTCTGCAGAGCTCGCGGAGGTAGACTTTGCGCTGGTTCCTCTTCACAGCTACCGGGACGCTATGAACTTAATCCAGAACCTAAAAGGGATCCCTAGAAATGGGACCAAGATTATTCTAGGTGGGCAAGGCTTACTCAACGTAAGGAGCTATTTAAAGTATTTTGACTTAGCAGTTTTCGGAAGAGCTGAAGGGCAAATCAACGAGATCTTAGAAGGCTCTAGACCAAGCAACGTCTTAGATCTAAGCAAGGATCCAAAACTAGAGAAGAGCTACACCTACAGGCAGACTCAGCATTTAGTAGAAGGCGAGAGAAATGTAGGCTGTAGGCATAAATGCTGCTTCTGCTTCTACTCTTGGACTCATAAGCTCTTTATTAAAGTGAATAAATATAATTCTACAGTCTATGATACTTCAGTAGAAGATAATTTTAAGGCGCTGGATATCACGAAGCCAGGTCATTTCATAACTGCTATAGATGGATTCTCTGAAGCCTCGAGGTTCAAAGTAAACAAGAGAATAAAGAATTCTGATATATCTAAGAAGATAGCAGAGATTCGGGCTAAGAATATCAAGAAGAAAATCTTCATCAAAGTTTTCTCTATTTGTGGCTACCCTTGGGAATCCCCGACTACGCACTATTTAGACGAGTTCAAAGAAGCACTTGCTGAAGGAGACTGAGCTAAAGGATCTACTGACATAATCTTGATAATCCACTCAACGCCTTTCTCTCCGGAGCCTCTAACTCCTATGGAAGACTGCTGCATAACTTTTGAAAATGCTTGGAGAAATTTCTTTATTAAACAGGAGAGAGTGATCTACAAAAGCTCTAAGCTGCAGGTTTACTCTTCCGTCTATATTGACTCCCAGGCTTCTCTAGTAGAGAGGATGGCAGTTCATAGAGCTGGAGAAGAAGGCTCTGAGATCTTAGAGAAGTATTTTATGAGCAAGCGATTCCAGGGGCTTAAAGACTTCCAGAAGATGCTGTATTTAAAAGAGGCTGGGATCCTAGATAAACTGGCTGGGTCCGGAAAGAGAGAATGGAGCTACTTGAAAACTGATCAGAATTATTCTAAGTTAAAGGGAAGGTTTAATGATCAACTTTTATCTTGAATTTACAGTGATGATCATAAGGAGTCTGTGAATGAAAGCGAGGCTTTTTAGTCTTAGGATATAAGACAATGAGACCACAAATAGTGCAGACCCAGCTGGTGAGCCTGATTCTCTTATCCAGCTTAATAGGCTTCGAAGGCTCTGAAAATTCAGTCATTGTAGCTAAGTTGTATCATAACAAGAGGTTAAAGACAAGTGGCTAAAAAGAAATATATAGAAGAAGATTTTCCTCTATTAGCTCAAAGCTATGCTAGGCAAGGGCTGAATGATAAGCAGGTAGCTAAGAAGCTGGGCATCTCTCTCTCTACTTACTACCAATATCAAGTTGATCACTCGGACTTTTCGGAGGCTATTAAAAAAGGGAAAAGTCCAGTTGACATAAAAGTAGAGAATGCGCTTCTCAAGAGAGCCTTGGGATTTGAGTATGAAGAGATTCATACTGAGTATAGAAGGCTAGATAAGAAGAAAGGGGGAAAAAGTAAAGAAGGAGAAGAGCCTAAAGCTATACCTACGATGATAAAGAAAATCAAGAAATTCATACCACCCGATGTAGGAGCTTGCGCTTTTCATTTAAAAAATAGGGATCCTAAGAGATGGACAGATAAGCATGAGCTAGAGATCCCTGGAGTTATGAAGATCCAGATAATATCTAAGATCCCTAGATCTAAAGAGAAGAAAAAGAAAAATGCAAATAGAAAGAACCATTGAAGGATTAGACGAAGAGACTGGCACTCTAAAGATTGAGCTGAAGTATGATCCAGAGAGAAATAAGAAGCAGCTTGAATTTCATCAATCTCCAGAAATGTATAAGCTCTTCGGTGGCGCTATGGGTGGTGGGAAGACTGCAGCACTTATTAACGAAGGGCAAATGCTGGGCTTCGATTATCCTGGTAACTTTGGGCTCCTATTAAGAAAGACTCTTCCTTCATTTACTGATACAGTCCTTCCTCAATTAGAGAAATTTGTAGACAGGCGAACTATCTATGGCTGGAATGAAACTAAGAAATATATCTACTACCGGAATGGGTCCAGAATTCGCTATGGTGGACTAGGGGAGAGAGAAGACGACTGGGACAAATTTATGTCAGGTGAGTATGGATGGATAGCAATAGATCAAGCAGAGCAGTTCACAGAAGAGCAGTTTATAATGCTGGCTACTCGCTTGAGATTAAAGCTTCCCGGGATAAGGTACTTCTTCCTTCTTAGCTGCAATCCAAATGTAGGCTGGATTAAAGAAAGGTTCCTAGAAAAAAACCTGAAAGATCATGTCTTCATTCCTTCACTTCCTGAAGATAACAAGCAGAATCTTCCAGGAGATTATATCCCTAATATGAAAAAGATCTTGCCTCCCCTTTCTTATAAGTCGCTGATGAAAGGAGACTGGGAAGCTGTAGGGGAACCTGATAATGTCTATGTTTATTTAGCAGTTAGAGCAGCTATGAAAAGGAGAGTGAAGCCTTCCCTTCCACTAGAGATTGGCGTAGACGTAGCTAGGTCTGAGCGCAATACTTCAGACGAGACAGTGATTACTCTCCGGGAAGGTCTGAGAGTAGAGATCTATAACACAGCTAAAGGCGTAGATCTCATGAAGACTACTGGCAAGATCTGGAGCTTAATAGCAGAAAGAATCTTACCGCGGTGGAAAGAAGAAGGGATTGAGATCTCAAAAGAAAAGAAAGCAAGCTTGAAGATCACAATTAAAGTTGATGCTGATGGGCTAGGCTCCGGTGTAGTAGATAGGCTGAAAGAGCAGAAGCTAGATAAGCAGCTCTTATATGCTAAGTGGATAATGGATAATGTTTCAAAGGAAAAAAAGAAAAACCTTGCGGAAGCGAAATTTAGAGTGTATATAAAAGTAATAGAGATCCATGGAGCAGGGAAAGCGAAGGATCCTCTTAAGTTCAAAAATGTAAGGAGCGAGATACATTGGGGATTGAGGGAACTGCTAGAAATAGTGAGCCTTCCAAATGATAAAGAACTCCTAACACAACTCATGGCTATTAAGTATGATCGAAACTCTGCAGGACAGCTCTTCATTATTCCTAAAGACAAGATCAAAGAGAAGTTAGGGAGATCTCCAGATCAAGCAGAGAGTGTTATCTATTCTCTAGCAGATATCAAGCCAGTGTCTGATCCTAGGATAACGAGGTTATAGGTGAATAGTAGACCATTCTGCAGCTTGAGATCTTTGCTCTATCGCGGTCTGAGAAGGAAGCTTCCTAGAGGAGATGAGAGAATATGGATAAAATAAGCATAAGGCTCCCTAGGATCCCTAAAATCTTCAGGCAATTTTCTTTTAAGCAGAGCAGAACTTGGGGAGCTATATTAGTCCTTACTGGAAGACGCCCTGTTTGGACTAAGAAAGACTTCGCTAACTTATCTAAGGAAGGCTTCCTGAAATGTATGACAGCTTACTCTTGCATCTCTCTCATAGCTCAGACTTGCGCTAGTATTCCTTGGCAGCTATTCAGCACTCCTAGAACTCCTAGAGAGAAGAAAGTCGAGATTAAGAAACATAAGCTCTTAGATCTTATGAGGAGACCTAACCCTTATGAAGGGCAATCTGCTTTCACAGAAAGATATGTCTCTTTCTTTAAGCTATCAGGTAACACTTATATAGAGAGGGTGGGACCGAATCCAGGAGAGCCTAAAGAACTTTATTCACTTCGCCCAGATCGGGTGAAAGTAGATCCGGGGGATAAGCTAGGATTAGTCAAAGGTTATATTTACACAGCTGGGGGAGAAAAAGAAACCTTCGAAGATGGCGAGATCTTACATATCAAGTCTTTCCATCCTCTAGATGATTGGTATGGACTCTCTCCTATCGAAGTGGCAGCGCAAGGGATTGATATTTCAAACATGGCTCTTGCCTGGAACGCTAAGCTACTTCAAAATGATGCCCGACCTTCAGGAGCTTTAGTCACAGAGAAAGGCTTAGATGAAGATCAGAGAGATCGCTTAAAGGAAGATATCAAGACAGAATATGGAGGCTTTGAAAATGCTGGACGTCCTTTACTTCTAGAAGCTGGTATGAAGTGGGAACCAATGAGCTTGACTCCTGCAGAAATGGACTGGCTTAATTTAGATAAAGTAACCCTAAGGAAGATCTGCACAGTCTTCAATATAGCTCCAGAACTCATGGGGGACACAGAACAGAAGAAGTTCAGTAACTACCAGGAAGCGCGGAAAGCTCTCTACATGGAAGTTATACTTCCTCACATGGACTTCTTTAGAGATGAATTCAATAACTGGCTAACTCCTTTATTTGGGGATAACTTAAGACTTGATTATAACCGGGATGCTATTAAAGCTCTGCAGGAAGAAGCTACTAAGACCTTTGAAAGAATGGCTAAAGCTCACTGGCTGACTGTAGATGAGAAGAGATTAGCTACAGGATTCGAAGAGGATCCTACCGGGCATGGGGGAGTTATCTTAGTTCCTCTGAATTTTATCCCTATAAGCGAGATCACAGAAGGAAGGGAAGGGGGAACTAAGGGAAAAAATAAATCTTTCTGGACTCTCAAAGCTCGTAAGAAAGCTCTATGGCTTCACTTTATGAAGCGAGTAGAGATGAAAGAGAAGATTCTCAGAGATCCAGTCAAATCTTACTTAAAAAAACAGGCTGAGAGGGTGAGAGAAGCACTTTCAGGAGCTGGCGATATGTCTAGTATTGACATAAATTCTTTCTTCAATATAGACAAAGAAGCAGAGATCTATGGTAAAAAGTTTATTAATTATTATCTAGATGCAGCTCAAAAAGCTGGTGAAGCTGGGCTCTTAGCAAGCCAAGGAAAGCTCCTGGATCTAAGCTTAGAAGCGAAGCAAGATCCAGATATCTTTGCTTTCACTCCAACTCTAAGGAAAATCTTAGAAAAGATGATCTTAGAGTCAGGGACCGAGATCTCTAAAACAACCCTCACTAAAATAGAAAGAATGATGGAAAAAGCTCTAAAAGAAAACTGGACAGCAGAGCAGTTTACTCAAAACATTTGGGAGCGATTAGATGGGCTTTCCCTTTCTAGATCTAGGGTTATAGCTAATACTGAAATGGGGAAAGTAGAGAACTGGGGACAGCTTGAAGGATATAAGCAAAGCGAGCTGGTAGAACTTAAAGGCTGGCTATCAGCTTTCCTTCCTACTAGTAGGTCCGATCATACCGAAGCTGATGCTTATTATTCTGAGCATCCGATTCCTTTAGATCAAGGCTTCGAAGTAGGGGGAGAGCTGTTACAATATCCAGGGGATCCTAGTGGAAGTCCTGGAAATGTGATAAATTGTAAATGCGCTACTTATCCAGAAGTGCAAGAACAGCCTGAGATAGAAGACTAAAGGAGGCTTAATATGCAAACGATTGAATATAAAGATGGCACAAAAACAAAGAAAAAATTTGAGACTATTTCAGCAGCGATAATAGATGCAGGAGAGAAAGCTAAGCAGAAGCAGATCAAGAGTGTAAAAATCACAAGAATCATTCCAAGGAAAAGAAAGAAGTTAAGATAATTAAGGAGGCTTATGATGGAAAAGAAGTCATTCAAGTTTGAAGTAAAAGAACTTAACGAGGATGGCACTTTCGAAGGATATGCTTCTACTTTTGATAAAGTAGATCAAGGAAACGATCTTATAGAGAGAGGAGCTTTTAAGAAGACACTAAAAGAGAATACACAATTCCCTGTCCACTGGTATCATTCTATCCTTCAGCCAGTAGGTGGGATCCATGGAGAAGAAGACGATAAAGGATTATTCATGAAAGGCTTCTTAGTCCTCGAGGTTCAAAAAGCTCTAGAACTGTATGCTCTAATGAAGAAGAAAGTAGTCAATATGCTTTCTATAGGCTATGACGTAATTAAACAGAAATGGGATGGTGAGACTGGCATAAGAACACTCCAGGAGATCAAGCTCTGGGAAGTCTCTATAGTAACCTGGGGGATGGATCAGGAAGCCTTTATCACTGATGTAAAAATGCTCATCAAGCCTTATCCTAATGAACATTCAGCCAGGATCAAGAGCCCGGGCTTATTCAATCCAGATACTTTTAGAAGAAAGAAAGATGGCACTATTTATGGAAAGATAGAAGTCCCGGCTACAGCTGCAGTTATTTGGGGAAAGTTAAAAGGAAGCGATGAACCTTCAGATATGCCGATCCCTCAAGCTATCAGGTTCCCCATCACAGACTGGACTGTAGCTGAAGCTAAGAACTGGCTTAAAGATAATAATGTGAAGCATGAGAAATTTGAGCCTGCAGAGAAATCACTAGAAGGGATCCTGCAGGAAGTTATAGGTCTTGATGTATCTAACGAGATCTCTGCAGACACTTCACAATTTATAGCGAGGGCAATAGCAAGCCTTGAAGCACTCCCTACTATAGAGCCGTCCCCTAGGGACACTCTAAAAGAAGGGGAGCCGTTTTATATAGATGGCAAGCCGAATATTCACTTGTTATCCAGTTTCACAGAAGAGCTTAAGAAGCTCACCAAATCTAGAAAGGAGGTCATTTTATGACACCCGAAGAAGAAGCAAAAAAGTTAATAGACGAGAATCAAAAGCTTGTCAATGAGATCAGAAAAAAGAATGAAGAGTTCGAAAAGAGCATGTTCACTAAAGCAGAGTTTAAGGAATTCGAAGATAAGATAGATGCTCAATTCTTAGCGAACAAAGAACTCATCAATAAGCTTCAGACAGAGGCAAACCGCCCAGGCGCTGGCGATGCTGATGCTGTAAAAGATGCAGAAAAAGCTTTCCATAAAAAAGCTTTCTTTAACTTCTTAAGGAAAGAGAACAAAGCAGAGATGGATCCAGAAGAGAGAAAGGCACTCGTAGAAGATGCTACTGGAAGGATCTTAGTTCCTGAAGATCTAGAAGCTGAGATCTATAGGACTCTTCCTAAGATCGCAGTCATTCGCCCACTAGCTACGATCAGACAAACTACCCGGGACAGAATCAGAAAGAGGAGCCTTACAGAAGTTGCTGTAGGCTGGGGAAAATTAGAGACAGGTGGAGAGGCAGTAGAAACTGATCAGACTCCTTCAGAAGAGTTCCATTATGTAGAAGATCTGGAAGGTCTAGCTAAAATTGGAAAAGACGAGTTAGCAGATACAGACGTCCAGCTTGAATCTCTCATAGTAGACAGCTTTGGGAGAGCCCAATCAGAGGCAGAAGATACTGCTTACATAAAAGGCTCAGGGCATTCTAACCAGCAACCAGAAGGGATCTTGAACGGATCTACAGTAACTCGGGTAAATGCAGCAGGAGCAGATGCTATCACTTTTGATGATATCCTCACTGTCAAGCAAGCAGTCCCAGCTCAATACAGAAAAAATTCTGTATTTATTATGAACTCATCTACAGAACTAGCTCTTATGAAACTCCAGTCAGCTACTACAGGTGCTTATTACTGGCAACCTCAAGTTGCTCTAGATATGCCAGCTACAGTTGCTGGGAAGAAAGTTTATACTCAAGATGATATGCCAGAGATAGGAGATGTAGACGAAGCTGAGATAGTTATTTGTGGAGATATCAAAGCTGGTTATAGGATCGTAGATAGGAGCCAAATGTATGTCCAAAGGCTAATCGAACTCTACGCTGGAGCAGGGCTAATTGGAATTCTAGTTAGCAAGAGAGTTACAGGTGCAGTTATCCGGGCAGATGCTATTCGCATCCTTCAAGAACTAACATCAGGATAAAGGAGAAAGGTGAAAAAAAATGTATAGATATCAACCAACAAGAGGCAAAGATGGCATAGTTGTTGATCAGATCTTAACTGCTGGTCATAAACTAGCCGATGGAGATATCCAAGACGTCCACGAAGAAAGCGAAGTTCAGAATTACTCTATAGGCACAAGGTGGGTGCTAGATGATCGAGTCTTCAGATATTCCTATGCTAAAAGCGCTTTAGTAGCTTTCAAAGGTGGGGCTGCTGATATTATGCCCAGAGAAGGCGCAGGAGATGGTGTAGCCTATGAGGTAGGAGCTACGGAAGTTACAATTCCTATGAATGCTCAAGGAGATGATTTTGTGATAGAGCAGGTGAAAGATTATTGGGCAGAAGGCTATTACTGGAGTGGAGTTTCAACGCCTATCATCGGAATGATGCACAGGATTAAAAGTTCTGCAGCAGCTTCGACAGCAGGACAGATCACTGAACTGACAACTAATGAAGGATATGTTAAAGCTACTCTTTATGAGCCAATAAGGTATAGAATCCCAGCAAGCACATGGCAGACTTCATGGGTCAATCCTTACAAGGCTTGTGTTCCAAAAACTGATACACATGGTCAAAGACGATCAATCATCTGCCAGCCTTTGAGGGATGTTCAAGCAGAATATTATTTTTGGGGACAGACCTGGGGTCCGTGTTTTGGACAGAGACACGGCGATCCTATAGGACGGCAAGATAAAGAGCGAACCCTTTTCTATCATACAAACGGTGCAATAATGGGAGGAAGAGCTGTCAACTTTACTTCTGGGCAGGCTTTACCTCAAATAGCAGGATACCTAATCAGTTGCACAAGAGCCTGGACTAATGAAAGTGGAGGCTCAGAAGGTGGTGGAGATCAGTTCTATATGCTTACCCTATCACCCTAACTTAAAAGTAGCTTAGAAGACGTCTAATAAAGAACTAGAGGGGAGTTTAGGCTCCCCTCTTACCTTGAATTCTAAGGAGAAATTGAATGGCAAAGAAGAACAAAACTAAAGCGAAGCCAGTAGAGAAAAAAAAGCCTAGCTTAGTAGGGAAAAAGATTGTGATGAAGCTCACTTTAGGAACTCCTAAGAGATGCTTCTTAGCTGGCTCGAGGTTAGAAGTAGGAAAAGAGATCAAGGAAGAAACAGCCAAAGCTTGGCTTAAATCAGGACACGCAGAACTTACTGCAGATCTCCCTGGTCCGACTGAAGTTAAATAGAGATCTAAGATCTCAGATTCTTAAAGGCTTAACAAAGCGAGGTCTATTATGGCGCTAGAAGATAATGCTCTAGTGAGTCTTTCTGATCTCAAAGTCTATCTCAAGCTCACTGGAGACTCTTCTTTTGATACTGTTCTGGAGATCTTGATCAATCATATCTCCAGCACTTTTGATAATATTGTTAAATTCAATATAGCAGAGCAGACTTATACCAGCCAGCTCTATAATGGGAATGATAAAAGGCGCCTTTATTTAAAGCATCTTCCTATAAATTCTGTGAGTGCTATCACGGAAAATGATGTTTCTCTTACTGAAGGAGACGATGAAGACTTCATGAGATATGCAGCTAAAGGCTACTTGTGGAGAGTAGGGGGAAGCTGGGCGAAAGGCGAGCAGAATATATCTATCACTTACAAAGCTGGATCTGTAGCTATCTCGCGAATGAACTTTGATTCAGGATCAGAAGAGCCAGTGATAGGCGCTACGCTTACTTCTGCTTCAGGCTCTGGAGTGGTGACAGCAGTTAAGCTTACAAGTGGAATCTGGGGATCCGGGACTGCAGTAGGTCAAGTAGAGTTCGCTTCTATAACAGGGGAATTCGCAGATAATGAACAGGTAGATATCACAGCTGGGAACTCTAACGTAATGACAGTAAACGAGCCTGGGGGAAGTGCTAAAAACAGCCCTGGCGTCCCAGGAGATATTAAGCTTGCAGCTATGATGCAGATAGGCAAAGAATGGAAGACACAAGATAAAGCAGAGTGGGCAGAAACTTCTCGCTCCATGGGAGATGGATCCATAAGCTTAATGACTGATGATCTCCTTCCTTTCGTAGTGAAAGTCTTAGAGAGGTATACTAGAGAAACGCTATGAAGTTCACTATAGACGTAACTAAATACAGGAAGAGAAGGAAGAAAGAGAACATGGCAAAAGCTTTCCATTATCAACTGCAGAAGTGGACTGGGAGAACCATCAAGCATATCATCAGAAATATAAGCGGACCTATCTTAAAAACTAGAAGCGCACACTTAAGAAGAAGCATAACTGGGAAGACTTTCTTATCGAAGATGATAAGCAAAGCTATCGTAGGCTCTGGGATCTTTGGAAGGAAGCCAGTTAAGTATGCTAGGATCCATGAGAAAGGGGGGAAGATAAAAGCTAAGAAGAAGTTTTTAACTATCCCTTTCCCTGGTGTAAAAGGAAGAGCTGCAAACTTCCCAGACAGCTTTATTATTAAGTCTAAAAAAGGGAATCTTCTCATAGTAGAGAAGAGAGGGAAGTCAGGCTTTAAGCCTCTCTTTTCTTTAAAGAAAGAAGTTACTATCCCAGCTAGATACTGGCTGTCTAAATCCATAAAAGAAATGAAACCAGATCTCATACGCTTCTTAAAGCCTGTAGAGATCTTAAAAGTAATGAGCAAAGGACTAGGCTAAAATGTCTCCTACAAATCCACTAACTCAGCAGATTATAGAGAGAGTGATCACAGTCTTAGAAGATATGACAGCTGGAGATGATTTTTTCTACACAGCCTTTGCAGTCATCAAGAGATATGTTCACTGGAGAGAAGCTAAATTCACAGCTTCGAAGCCTCTCTATATGGTGTTTAGGGACTCCGGGGGAGTGATCACCCAGATAGGGGAAAACCTTTATTGCGCTGATTATTTCATTAACGTAAAAGGCTATGTTCAAGATCCTTCAGACACTGTCACTAAACTAGAGAGAGCTATCCGGGATATCCGCAAGGCGATCAATGATGATTCTAAAAGCGAATCAGCTGGCTCCCTAGGAGATCTAGGAGCTGCAGTAACTATAGAAGAGCCACCTGAAACAGACAATGGATATCTCTCTTTAGAAGGCTTTGGATTCTTTGATCAGCGAATAAGAATCAGGATCGATGGAGATTTTGGAGAACTATAAAA